AACGAACAAGTAAACTTTAATTTTTAAATCAAATAAACAATGGCTATCAACGCAACCAACAAAGGGGTTAAAAGAGAATTAATCCCATCAGGCAACTACCTTGCAAGGTGTTACCAAATGATTGAACTTGGAACAATCAAAGAAAGCTTCCAAGGCGAAGAAAAACTTCTTCACAAAGTGAGAATCGGATGGGAACTTCCAACCGAAAAGAAAGTGTTTAACGAGGACAAAGGTGAACAGCCTTGTGTGATTTCCAAGGAATACACTTTGTCAATGAATGAGAAAGCAACACTTCGCAAGATGCTTGCTTCTTGGAGGGGCAAAGATTTCACCGAGGCGGAAGCAAAATCCTTTGACATCACAAAGCTTCTTGGTGTTGCTTGTATGCTTAACATCATTGAGAAGCCAGGAGCAAAAGACCCTTCTGTTGTTTACAACGAAATCGCTTCGGTTTCCCCAATGATTAAAGGTATGGAGTGTCCACCACAAGTTAATCCAACCTTTGTTTTTGAACTTGACAACTTTGACAAAGCCAAGTTTGAATCATTGCCAGATTTCATCAAGGAAAAAATCAAAACTTCGGAGCAGTACGCAAAACTAACAAGCCCTGCCGAAACTCACATTTCAAACAACCAAGTTTCGTCGGTTGAAGAAGATGAAATTCCTTTTTAATCATGGAAAAATCAAACATTAAAGCACACGGCATTGGAGGTTCTGACATTGCCGCAATCAGGGGGTTTAACGATTACGTTACCCCCTTCCAAATCTGGCAACAAAAAACGGGCAAAGCCACAAAAGGTGAAATTTCCGAAAAGCAACTTATTGGAATCAAAATCGAACCCTTCATACTTCAAATGGGAGTTGAAAAAATCAACCAAGAAGGGGGAGTTGTCCGATTGACCCACGAAAGGTTGAATAAGGAAATGTTCACCAAGGAAATCGGTATTGTTGCCGTTCCTGATGCCTTTGCCCGATTGGACTACGAGGAAATAATTATTTCACTTAAAAACACCCAGCAAAGAATTGAATCGGTTGACGACATTCCCGTATATTGGATTGAACAAATCAATTGGGAACTTGGAATTTGCGGCCTTAAAACAGGCATCATTTTCTACCTTAAAAGTGGTAGTTCAATTGGTTCAATGCAATGGACGTTCCAAGAAGACTTATTCGAGGAACAACTTGAATCTGCAAGGAACTTTTGGCACAACTACGTTTTGACCGACATTGCACCCGAACCAATAAACGCAGAGGACGTGCTTGAAATGTTCCCGAAAAGTAATGCCAAGTCAATCGTTGCGAATGAAGGGATAATTGAACTGCACAAAGCCCTTGGGAATGTTAAAAAGGAATTGACAAGGCTTGAAAGCGAGAAGGAAACGATTGAGGAAACTATCAAGATGAAAATGCTTGAAAATGAGGTTATTTTAAGCCCCGAAGGAAAGCCGCTATTCACTTGGAAAGGCGGGGAGGAAACAACGAAATTAGACAGCAAGAAATTGAAGGAAACCTACCCCGAAATAGTTGAGGAATGTTCAATCCCTTCAACTACCCCAAGAAAATTTTTATTTAAACCATTGAAGGAGAAGTAAACCATGCACCCACAAATCTTAATCTGCAATTGTTACTCAACCGAGCATCAAATCATTGTCAACCATGACGAGGACGACAACACAACTTACCTTCAAATCCACTTAGCACCAAGGCCATTTTTATACCGATTGAAGTACGCAATTAAGTACCTTTTCGGCTACAAATGCAGATATGGCGCTTGGGATGAATTTGAACTTACCAAGGAAAACGTTGAAATTTTGAAACAAATTGTAAAATCTTAACCCCATGCTCCAAAACTACGAAACCATCCTAAACTACCGATTAGACCAAATCGAGCAGCACCGCAAACAAATTGAAATCCATTCTGCCGAAGCAAGAAAAGCATTTCTCAAGCTTGCCATGTTGGTGGCAAATAGAACAATGAAGGAAAAGGGATTGATTCCTGGTAAACTTCATTCCGTTCCATCCATGCCTGAAAAGAATCTTCGGTTTGTCAAAATGGAGGTAAGTCAATTTTCGTCCGATTGCTTTGATTTGGACAAGGCTTTAATCTACGCCGTTTTTGACGAGTTAACCGACAATGGAAGGAAGCGGCCAAATGGTGAGGTAAGGTTGAATGTGAGGGTGTATGGGGTGTAAAAGAAACAATTAAATTTATTTAAAATGAAAATAGTCATAGAATTTGACACGATTGAAGAAGCACAATTAGCAATTAATGGCAGTAAGTATGCTGCGGCTATATTTGAATATGACCAATATCTCAGAGGTAAGTTAAAATATGAGACTCTTCCTGAAGATATGTATATTGCCTATCAAGATAGCAGGGAGAAGATACGAGAGTACCTATCAGAATATAATTTATTGATTGAGTAATAACTATCCACATTAACTATCCACATTAACTATCCACATTAACAAATGATAAAAGCACACGAACTAAGGATTGGAAATCATGTCTATTTGACCAATGACAACGGCGAAACCTACATTGACCAAATTGATGCAATTGATATTTACGATTGTTGGGTAAGCCCTGAAAAGTTTAATCAAAGCAGGAAATTTATCCCCATCACCGAGGAACTGCTGGTTAAGGCGGGGTTTAAAGTTCTTGAATCATCTGTTTGTAAGCAGTTCTACATTGGAATTAATCCAGTTACAAAAGATTGGTTATTAGATTTGGTTTGGTTAGAAAAACCTGAGTTAATTGGTGCGCCAAATGTTCCTTTTTACAGAAATGGATACCATGAAATACACTTTGTCCACCAACTCCAAAACCTTTATTTTGCGCTTACCGGTGAAGAATTAATTTTTGAAGGATTGAACCAATGACCGATTATTAATAACCAAAAACTTTAAACCAATGGAATTAGTGAAATTTTTAATTGAAGCTCAACAAGAAAGATTTAAAGCAGCCTCGGCAGTAAACGCTATTGTTAAGAAAATAAAAGAAAAAGTAGAAAGGGAAACTTTTGACAGATACCAAAATAAAACTTTTTTTGAAAACGGCATAGAATTTGAACTTATTGGAGTAAGGGCTGATTTTAATGTTTTTGAGGATGATTTACGCATTCGTAAAATTGATTTAAGATTAGTTTTTTTCTGTAAATCAAAATTGCCAAAAAAACAAAAAGAAAGATTGGAATTAGCAAAAAAAAGATATATGGAATACAAGTTTTTAGAATGGAGTAATCACAAAGTCCCGCTTTGGCAAGAATTATCTTATACCCTTGACGCAGAGAAACTTCTTTCAGAAAAAATAAACCTTGCCTTTAAATAAAACCAATGAAAAACCACGCCGCCATCTGCCCAGACAAAATCAAAGCCAACGACAAAGCTTTTCAACTCTTTCAGCAAGTTGTTGATTCAAGGCTTTCACGGATTGAAGGAAAGCTTTCAATCGTTGAAGTTGAAAAAGCTGTTGAAAAAGAAAATCGGTTGATGAAAGAAATTTCATTGATGGTTTGAAAAATTACTATCTTTGCTTCGCTAACAATCAAGGATATGAAATCTACAATTCACATTCCCCCCTTTTCTCGCATTGCCAAAAAAAATCTGTTGACGCAACAGAATCCTTGGGTTAGCCTTTGCTTGAATTTGGGGGGTTTATTTTTGCGTCATGAACTATTCAAACGAACTTAAAAATCCAAATTGGCAAAAAAAGCGATTAAGCGTTTTAGAACGGGATAAATGGACTTGCCAAGGCTGCTATAACAAAGAACAAACGCTTCACGTCCATCACATAACTTACGAAAAGGGTAAAAAACCTTGGGATTATGAAGATGGAAACTTTATAACCTTGTGTGAGGATTGTCATAAAAGAGTACACGAAGTTGTTAAACTAAACGCCGCTGAATTTTATCATGCGGCTATTGAAAATTGCATAAGCATAAACATTGAACTCAACAAAAACGAACCAAGGGTAGATGGATTTATTTCTGTTAAGATGCCTGTTTCGGACTTTGACTTTTTGAATGAAATTGACAAGTTTGTTTATGAATACAAAACTAAGTGCTATAATGAGAAAATGCAGTTTGTTGTTAAACACGTCAATAATTTTATTTTTACATGAACGGATACGAATTAACCCGAAACTGGTTTAACTTTTCATTTGAGAACCACGAAGCTAAGGTTCAGCATACAGCCCTTTTTTGTTGGATAGTTGAACTTAATAACAGGCTTGGATGGAAAAAGGAATTTGGACTACCTACTATTGATACAATGGAGGGCTTGTCTATTGGAAATAAAAACACATTTTTATCTGCATTATCAGACCTTGAAAAGTGGGGTTTTATCAAAATTATTAAGCCTTCAAAGAACCAATATCAAGCCTGTATTATTTCAATATGCTGTAGCGAAAGTGCAACGGCACAAGGTACGGCATTGGATACGGCACTGCAACAGCAGAGTAACGGCATTGGGTACGGCATTGGTGATAGCAGTGTCCCTATAGATAAACAAATAAACATACAAACAATTAAACAAATAAACAAAGAAACTATTATGGGGTTAGTGTCTGTTGAAGAGAACGTGCCTGTCTTTCGTAAGTTGCAAGAAGATATTTTGAATTGTTTACCGATTGACGAAAGTGAAGTTGCAGAAGTTGTAAGTTACCTCAATCAAAAAAGAAACTCAAATTTCAAGCCTGAAACCAAGGAAACAAAAAGATTGATTGGCGCAAGATTGAAAACACACACCATTGAAGATTGCAAAAATGTAATTGATGTTAAAACTGCCCAATGGCTAAATGATGAAAAAACTATAAACTGGCTTACGCCTTCAACTTTGTTTGCTGAATCAAACTTTGAAAAGTATTTAGTTCAAGTAGCAGATTTTAAAGAAGAAGAAGCTAAAAGAATCAAAGAGGAAGAAGCAAAAAAGAATAGACCTAAACCAATGACCATTGAAGAAATGAGAGGTTGGTAAAACAGTAATAAAACATGAAAGCGACAATATTTCAAAATTTTGCATCAGACAAGCCGTTTTACCTTTCGGTGGACTTTGTATTGGAAAGGATAAGAAAGTGCCACATATCGCAAAAAATCGACAATCTGAGGCAATCTACTGACAAGGTAGAAATAAAGAAATTGAAAAACTCACTTCCTTGCATTTGTTTTTCGGGAAAATTCACAACAAGAAACGATAAGTCAATTGTCGAACATAGTGGGTTTGCCATAATGGATTTTGACAAACTGAACGAGCCTGCAACTTTTAGGGATAATCTTAAAATTTACCCCTTCATTTATTCGGCTTTTATTAGTCCAAGCGGGAACGGAGTGAAAGTCTTGGTTAAAATTCCAGCAGATGCCGAAAAGCACAAAGGCCATTATTTGGCTTTGCTTAAAAAATTCCCAACGGCAGACCCGACAAGTAAAAATATTTCAAGAATCTGTTATGAAAGCTGCGATGCCGACCTTTGGATAAACAAGGAAGCGGTTGAGTTTACGGAATTTGTGGACGAAAACGAAGTAAGAAAATCAGTTAACAATATCCACGATGCCGTTCGTACAGATTATTCCAAGATAAATATTTCAGCCGAAATGATACGCAACAGCGTTGATGGAGAAAAGCACGAAACTTTACTTAGGGCATCAAAATTAGCTGGTGGGTATATTGCGGCTGGATTGATTACAGAAAGCGAGGCATACAGGATATTGGAGTATGAAATAAGCCTAAAAGATATTGACGACCTTTCGGGAGCAAAGAAAACAATTAAAGATGGAATTGAATACGGAAAGCAATATCCAATTGAGGTCAGGATATACGAGCCAAAACACAATGCTGTTCAATATATAAAGCCTTCTGTTTCACAAGAGTTCATTGAAAGTCTTTCTTTCCTTGCACCAAAAAGCGAAATTGATGAATACTTGCTAAAATGGAGGACAGGAACATTTGAAATGGGATTGACTACTGGTTTCCCTTCATTGGACGAACACTTTCGTTTTAAGCGTGGTAACTTTAATGTTTTCAACGGGTTTGACAACGTAGGTAAGTCAACAACAATTTGGTACTTTGCGCTTGTGTCTGCCTTGCTTCATAATTGGAAGTGGCTTATTTATACCTCCGAAAACAAAAGCGGAAACTTCTTCAAAAAGGCAATGGAGTTTTATTGGGGAATCAGCATAATGAGAATGACTGAATCTCAATATAAAATTGCCTACGAGTTTATAGCTAAACACTTTAAAATAATAGCCAACGAGCAAATTTACAACTACAAAGATATTTTAACAATGTCATTGGAAGTCAAACAAAAATATGGGATTGATGGAGTTTTGGCTGACCCTTACAATAGCCTTAAAATTGACCTTTCAGATAATAGCAAACTAAGCACCCATGAGTACCACTACGAGGCTGCATCAGAAATGCAACTATTTGCCAAAAAGAACGACACCTGTGTTTACTTAAACTGCCATGTAATTACAGGAGCAATGAGAATAAAAACAGCGCCGGGAAAAGCAGATACCGAAGGTGGTGGAAAGTTTGCCAACAAAGCGGATGATTTTATAACCATTCACAGGGAAATTCAAGACCCTGAAAGATGGATGCAAACCGAACTTCATGTAAGAAAGATTAAAGAAATTGAAACGGGAGGCAAGTACACCCCAATTGACCAACCTTATATTTTGACAATGAATAAAGGTATGTGCGGTTTTTCTGACAGGCAAGGGTATGACCCAATTGTTGAGTACCATAAACAGCAAGGAACGCAGTTAAGTACATTGCAGATTGATGAACCTAAACCTTCCTCCATCAAACCAAATATTGAGTTCAATCCAATTTCGACACCAAGGGCATTAAGGGATGAAAAATTTCCCGACCCTGACTTTTGACCGCCTCTCCGACATAAAACCAAACACTAACTTTTAATTAAAATAACGATGAAAAACAAAGCAATTTTAGAATCAAAAATCAACGAACAAATTAATTCAGCCACAAGCTACGTTGAAGCTGAAAACAGGGCAGAAAAACTAACCTATGAAATCCAAAAATTTAAAGAACATGATTGGAGGGCAAGGTATGAGTATTTAAAGCCTCAAGACTTAGAGCAGTTTGGCTGGAACGTTTATGCTTGTCAACATGCAAATAAGGCAACAATTGATTTTTTCAAAGAAAACAAGTTTGAGCCATTTTCTTCTAATACTTTAATAAAAAATGTTACAAAGGAAATGTTCATGTTTAATGCTGAAATATTCGGCATAAGACATGAATTGCCAAAACTTATTTCATTGGACGATTACAAAGAATTTCTAAAAACCAAACTCAGGGCAATACTTGACAAGCAAGAAGCACTTGAAAATTATGTTGCAAAATTGATTGGCGACCACATGGCATACCTTGAAACATTGGAAGACCAAGCGGCAGTTCAGCAAATAATCCAAAAAGCCCTTGAAGATGCAAAAAGAAAAGGATTGATTAAAAACATTGAAAACGTTGAAACATTTGATAGCCCCTTTTAACCATGACCGCCTACAAACTACCAAACTGCCTAGAAATTACCGAGATAATTGACGGCAAGACAAGATTATTCAAAAGAACTTTCAACCCTCCAGTTATGAAGTATTGCGGCGGGATTAATGATAAATGGCGAAGTGTTGGGAAAGAAGTAAATTTGAAACGGAAGGACGAGATAATTTATGGGAATGAAATTGCGAAATTGTTTAGTAAAAAATAATTTAACATCTTTGTACTACATTTGTGCCGTCAATAACAATTTAAAACGATGAAAAAAATCAACAACGTAGTAATAGAAAATCAATCGCCAGAGTTTGCGGTTGAATTGAAAAAGTTTTGGGAAAGGATGGGGGTGGAT